GTTTATAATTATACTACTACAAATAATAAGAAATGGTTAGAATTCTTAGGTTTTGATGTTTATGAGACTGAAGTTTTCTTTAAGAATCCAAGGAGACCTTTTTACTACTTTATGTTAGAAAGGAGTTGAGATTATGTTTTTTCAGGCTTTATCAGCAGTTGTTGGTGTAGCATCAGCAGTTAGTAGTGCTAAGTCAAGGAATAGACAGATAGATAGACAAAATGCTCAAGCTGAAGAAGATATGAAAAACGCTCGAAAGGCTGGAAGTTTTGATTTATCTATTCTTCAGAATCAGTTAGTACAGTTAATTAATGCTACAGATAATGAAGTTTATGACAGACAGAAACAAGGGGAAAGAGATAGAGCTAAGATATTAATATCAGCAGGAGAAGCTAATATCTCAGGTAACAGTCTAATGAGAGCTATAGCTTCTAATATGATGGATGAAGATAGAGATAAAGATATCTATAAGAGTAACTTAGAGAATCAGTTAGACCAAGGAACTTTAGAAGCTTATAAAATAAGAACCCAAGCATCTCAGGATATCAACTATACAACTAGTCAGAGAGTTAACCCCTTCCTTAATGGTTTAGCTGTAGGTGTTCCTGCTGGTGTCAATCTTTATAATCAATATAAAACTAATCAATTACAAAACTGAGGAGGTAGTACTTAAATGCCAAGACCACAGACACTAAGTTTAAGCAGAAGAAGGCAGTTAGACCAAAGAGCAACTTTTGATAGTACTACCCCAGATTTAGATGTAACAGCTAGAACTATCAATGCAGTTGAAAAGAATAATGTAGGTGGAGGAGATAATGGAGCTACAGCTTTAGCTTCAGCTTTAGGGCTTTTAGACCAAGGAATCCAAGGAACCATGCAGGGATTTCAGCAGAGGTACCAAGCTGAGAGAAACCAAGGAGCCTTCTTAGCTCAAAAAGGAGATGAGAAGCCTTCAGAAGGACAATATCTTATCCAAGGTTACGAAAGTATGGAAGGAGAGCTTCATGCTCGTAGATATGCTAGAGAAGCTCGTCAGTACTACAATGAGAACTATAATAAGTTAGACCCTGAGGAGTTTAATGAAGGACTTAAGGCTCTAAGTACTAAGTATATTGAAAATGCTCCTTCAGATAATTACTTAAAGAGTTTTATTCCAGTAGCTTCTAAGGCTGAGGAAGAACTTCTTTTAAGTTATAATGAGGATATGGCTAAGGAGTTTCAGGAGCAGTCTTTAGCTATGACAGGAGAACTAGTATCTGATGAAGTTGAAACAAGAGTACGGAGAACCTTAGGAATAGATTTAGAAGGAATTACAGAGAGACCTTTGGACTACATCAGGACATCTATAGATATAGGAGAGACTGACATAGGACAGATTTTAAGACAGTCTCTAGACTATATTCAAGAAAGAGGTAAAGGTTTAAACTTAGATAAACAGACAGTCTCTACAGTTTTTGTGAACTATGTAGGAGATTTAGCAGTTAAGACAGCTATGCCTGAACTTATGGATTTTGCTTCCATTGAGGATAAAAGCAAGATTCGCTTAGAAACTAATCCAGAACTTAAACAAGCTATAGATTCCTACAGAGAACAGGCAAGTACTAATAGAGATAATCTTCTAATATCTTATGACAACCAAGAACAGAAAAGGTTAGAAGATGAAAGCAAAGAAAAAAGACAACGCTTTACTGTAGCCTTAGGTAAAGTAGAGTTCATGGAGCCTCAAGAAAGAATAGATGCAATTAATCAAATGGAGGATATGCTTCTTAATGATATAGCTTTTGATGATTTATCTGATAGTGCTTTTAGGACTTATCATGATAGATTAATAGATATTAAGAAGGGTATTAATAAATTTGCAGATGAACCAGATTCCTCAACCTTTGTGTCTCTTTATGAGAAAGCAAGGAATGGAAACCTTTATAATGAGGAGCTCCTAGATTCAATAGAAAGTTTAGATAAAACCAGTTACACTATGTTAGCTGGAATGATTGATGCTCATAATAAGAAATTAAGAAATGAAGCTTTAAGTGCAGAAGAAGAAGCTATTAAGAAACAAAAAGATACTTCAGATTCTTTCTTCAATAGATTAATGCCTAGGGTAGTCTCTCAGATTCAAGAGACCAAAGGGTTCCGAGCTATGTTTGAAGGGGATACCAATGATGCTTTAGAAGCTCAGATGATTATGGATTACATGAATCTTTCTGAAGAAGCTGGAAGACCTCTAACTAAACAGGAGATTCAGACTGAAATCTTTGACCCTTACATTGAAGCAGAGACTAAGTATAACACTACTGACGAATTCTTATCAGGAGAATCTTTAACTAAGAGTGCTGGGAAAGATTCTGAAATAGAGAGTACAGTTAAAGAAGGACAGGCTCATGTTCAGGAAGCTTATGATAAAGCTGGTTTCTTCCAAATCTTTGATAAAACTGAAGATTATTTAGATGCTGGTTATGATTTAGATTCCTATAGTCCTTTAAGACAACAACGAGCTCAAGCTATTATCAATACTACTATGGCTAATGAAGAACTAGGTTCTAACTATGAGACTATCTATAATGAAGTAGCAAACCAATTAGGAACTAGTGATATGGAAACTAAAACTTATGTAGATAAATTCTATTATGAACAAGCTATGGCTGTAGCTCAAGATAGTGGACTTACAGGTGCAGATTTAATAAATGGAATGAAAGAATTATTACAAGATTTAGGAGTACCTGAAGACCTAAGTAAAGCTATAATTATGGATTTAGATTAAAACAATGAGGAGGTTTATTATTAATGAATGAAACAGATAACCTGATGAATCTTTGGAATCAGAAAGTAGGACAAACAGAGGAGGAACAAGAGACCTCCTCAACTACCACAGAAAAATCTAATAAAGATAAACTTTTAGACAGCTGGAATAACACTACTCAAACTAAGGAGCAACAAGAACAACCTCAAATAGAACAGCCAGAGATTAATAGAACTAACTTAATTATTAATGATGAGGAAGAAGACCAAGGACTCTTAGGAATTGCTTGGGATTCAGCTAAGTCTGGTGTTGTGAGAACTGGTGCTGGACTTATGAAGTTCCTACATGAAACTAATTATAGTAAGAACACTTACAAAGATGTTATTAAAGAATATGGTTCTATTGAGAAAGCTATGGAAGCTGAAGACCCTAGAGCTCTCTTAGCTCAAAGATATGAAACTCAAGATGGAGAAGTTATAGAAGGTACTGAGAACTTAATGAAGCTCTCCGATATGTTAGCTCCTAATGTAGAGCAAGATGTTTTTGGAGCCTTAAGAGAGAAAAGGTGGGAAGACTTTATAGAAGGAGCTGTCTCAGGTGTAGCTTCTAATATACCTGACTTAGCAGCACGAGGTTTATTAACAGCTGGTACAGGAAATCCTTGGTTAGCTACAACTCATATCTTTGGTTCAGTAGCAGGTCAGAAGATGATTGAGCTTGAAGATAATACAGACTTTACAGATAGTGAGAAAACAGTACTTGCAGGACTGAATGGTTCTATTGAATATTTAGCTGAGAGTTTAGGTACTGGTAAGTATATAGGTAAATTAATAAATAAGATAGGAATGAAACCAGCTCAAAATTTAGTTTTTAGAGCTTTAAAAGGTGGTCTTCAAAGGTTCTATAAAGAAGGTAAAGAGGAGTACTTTACTGAATGGATTCAAAAAGCTACTGATTATATCTTTAGTAAAGCAAAAGGTTTAGATGTAGAATGGGATTGGGGAGTTCAGAACAGACAGGCTAATAATGCAGGACTCCTTGGTGGCTTAACAGGTTTAGCTATGGGAGGAGCAGGAGAAGTACTTCAAACTACAGCTCCTAATGTAGATACTGATGTTAAAACTCAAGCTAACCAAGATGAATCCTCATTCAATACTAAGTTTATCCTTAAGGAAACCGGAGATAGAACCTTCGATAAACGAGTAGAATTCGTAGACAACATGATTTCTACAGGTACTAAATATGCTCAGGAGTTAGGATTAGACCCTAGGATGGTAGTAGCTCTTATGGGTCATGAGAGTAACTTCAGACATATTAAGGCAGTTGATAAGAGCTCCTCAGCCTTTGGAGCCCTTCAGATGAATGATGGAGCTATGAAGACTGTAATGCAGAACTATGAGTTACAGAATGACCCTGATTCAGTAGAGGGTAGAATAGAAGCTGGTGTTAAATACCTTCATTGGATTAAAGAAAACTATGGATTCACAGGGGATGCTTTAGTAGCTTCTTATTATGCTGGTGCTGGAGAGATTAGAAAGAATGGGATTCATAACAGAACTATCTATGAAGGTTCAGCTTCTCCTCAAGAGTATCTAAATGAGTTCCATAATATGCTTGAGATTATCAATCAATCTATGAATCAGGAAGCAGAAGTAGAAACTGAAGCTGTAGTGGAAGAAGAATCTAACCTAATGACTCCTGAATCAGAACAATGGTTATCTCAATACTTTGAAGATGAAATGAATAATATTGAGCTTAAGGATGAGCAAGGTCAATGGACTGATGATGCTCTTTCAGAGTTCGCCAGAATTAGAGAGGAATATGGGAACCCCAATGACCCAGTTTTTACTAATAATTCTGGTGCTCGTTTTACTCCTGAATTTAAAAAAGCTCTTTCAGAAAGTCTTCAGGATAAAGTAGAGAAGCTAGAGGAGTTAGGACAAGACCCTAACAGCACTAAAGCTCCTGAGTTACTTAAAGTTTTCCAGAAAGAAGGAGTAGTAGCTCCTAAAGTAGAGACTAAATCTTATCCAGCTCAAGAATCTTTAGAAGCTGTAGAAGATAGACAAGATGATAACATTGATTTAGAAAAGTTAAAGAAAGCTAAACCTCTTAAAGATTCTGAAGGTAGATATTACTTTACAAGAATAGATAAAGCTGATGCAGACTTAAATGCTACTTCAAGACCTCAAGGTCTCTATGGTTCTATAGTTTATGATTTAGATAATCCTTCTACAGCTTTCTCAGATGTAGATGGAGATACTCTTTATCGAGGAACAATTAAAGCTGATAAACCTTTAATCATTGAAGAACCTGTAGAAGTTCAGCATGAAAGATTTAAGAGTTTAGATGGAAGTAAAGGAACAGCTGATGCTGGAGTTTCAGCTTTAAGTAAGCTTATTCCTCAAGAGACCTTCAGTAAACTCTTAGATATGAATAAAGAGGAACTTGTATCTTATATAACTCAGGAAATAGAAGGAGAACCAAACATTCCTGAAGATGCTGATGCTTATGATGTTCTTTCAATCTATGGAGCTATGAAAGCTAGAGAAGCAGGTTATGATGCTATAATCAATGAAGAACAGGACATCTTTGCTAAAGATACCAGCGAAATAGTAGCTTTAAATGAATATAATGTTTCTTATGGATGGGATGCAGGAACTCCTACCTCTGATGTAGAAGTAGATAATCAGGAAGAGGTTCAAGATGAACAAGGACAACAAGCAAACCCAGAACAAATCCGAGAAGTACTACGAGCATCTGAAGAAGAAGCTTATGAAAAGGGGATATTCAAAGAAGGAAATAGAGAAGTTATTGAGAGAAACAATACTTTAATAGCTGAGAATACAGTAAAACAACATGACCCTATTACTGACAATGGGTCTCCTTCTTTTGAAATCAACAATTCAGAAGTATATTATGATATGATTGTAGAAGCTAAAAAGAATAATGATTTTGGAGCCTTTGTAGATGAAAGTAACCCTGAGGATTTAGCCGGGAAAAGACTTTTTGTTTATAATGGTGGAGCTATGGGTTTTGCTTTAGAGCCTGATGGTAATATCACTAATGTATTTAAAAATACTGACTTAACTACAGAAAAAGGAACAGGACATGAGATGTTAATGAAAGCTTTAGCTGAAGGTGGTAATAGATTAGATTTCTTTAATGGATTTCTAACTAAACTTTATACTTCTCATGGATTCATTCCGGTAGCTAAGACAGATTTTGTAGATGAGTTTGCTCCAGAAGGATGGAATTATGAGAGAGATGGGAGACCTCCGGTAGTCTTTGCAGTTCACAATGGAGATTCTTTAGAGACAGTTCAGAAAAAATATGAATCTAAAGCTTATGAAGTTCCTAATGTAGAAGATATACCAGATGTACCAGATTATGATGCAGGTAAGGAAGCTCAGGAGAAAGCTTATGAATCCGGAGTAGAACTTTTAGCAGTTCAGAGAGAATATGATTCCATAGAAGATAAGAGAACCTCCAGAGCTCGTGAATTAAAACAGAAGATAAGAGACCTTGAGTTCATCCGAGAATTCGAGAAAACTGATGAATCTATAGATGAAGCTTATAAGAGGATTGAACAGAAGCTCGAACAAGTAGAAGATAAGAGAACCAAAGAAGGTAGAGAACTTAAAGCTAAACTCCATGCTCTCAAGGAATACACAATGAGACAGATGGATAAAGCTGTAGAGGATTCTACTGAGAAATCTTCTAGTAAAGATGAGGGTACAGATACAGTTAAAATTAGAACTGAAATTAATGAAGAACTTAAACAGAAAGCTCAGGAATACATTAGACTGAAAGCTAAAGAAGGAGTAGAAGTTACTGAGGAAGAAGCAGTAAGACTTATGACCTTCAATAAACCAGCTAATGGTAATGCTATTAACACTACAGTAATAGAGACAGATAACCCTGAGATTCTTAAGTTAATTGATGAGGTAGCTCAGATTCTCAAAGGGGAATCCGAGGAAACCTTTAAGAATATTGAAGCTGATGCTAAACAATCATTTAATAAAGAAGGTCAGAGGTTAGAACGAGAACTAGGATTAATAGCTAAAGATGCTAAGGTATTAGCTAAAGTTATGCAGAAGGCTCCTTCAGTAGTCTTTAGGTTCCAACACTTAGTATCTAAGAGTGCTGAACAGGTAACCGAGACAGCTAAAGAGTTAAATGCTACTATGAGTACTCTATCAGAATTAGAATTAGCTAACTTTGCTAAACAGGTTCAAGCTCATTTCTCTTTAACTAACGATTTATTAGATATCAAGAGTGGCTGGGGTAGAACTGGTGTAGCTATGAAGCATAGAGTTAATGGAAAGATGGTTGATGTGGATACTATTGACCCTAGACTCTATGAGAATGATTTAGATGCTCAAAGTAAAGTTAGGGCTTCTATAGATACCCTAGGTGGAGCTAAGAAACTTAAACAGATGATTAGAGATATAGCTGATGGTAATTATGATTTAGAAGGTCTCAACCAGAAGGTAAGAGAATCTACTAATAAGAAGATTACCAGAGCTATCCTAGAGAACATGAGTATCTCAGTTTTAGGTCAATGGAAGACTCATATAGCTAATATCTTATCTCAAGCTTCCTTTACTATCTATCAGAACATGATTAATTATTCTCAAGCTTCAGCTAACCTTCTTATTAAAGAAGAATCAGCTATGGACTTTGCTAAAGCTAATGCTTATCTTATTGCTTCAGTAAAAGGTTTTACAGATGCTTTTGTGAATCCTATAGTCTCTATGAATGACGCTGGTAAAGCTATGTTTGGAGAAGATTTAAGTGCTATAGAGCTCGCAGTCTTAGCTTTTAAAGACTCTAAGAAGTTCGAAGCTATTAGAGAAGCTTCAGGATTAACCAGTAGAGCTCAGGTAGAGCTTCAGAGAACTCATAGTTTAGATATGGATACTCTCTTTGGAGACAAAGGGAAGAATACTCCTGTCATTAAACATCTAAGATTAGGATTAGACTATATTAATAGTTTCAGAAGAAATACTACCTTTGGTTTACTACAGGCTGGAGATAAACCTTTTGCTTCAGCAGGTTATCATGCTCAGTTATCTTTAGAAATCATAGAGCTCCAAAGGAGTCTAGGGGATACAGTTGATGGTATTCCTAAAACAGAATTCTTAGAAGGTTTAGCTGAAAAGGCTTTAGCTACCAGAAAGATTAAACAGTTAGAGAATGTTATTGAGTATAGAATCTTAAAAGAAGCTGGTACTGAATCCGAGGAAGCTCAGGATGCTTTAAGAAGAAAAATATATTCTGAGTTAACTGGAGGAGTATTAGACCAAGTAACTCCTTTTGAGATGGAGATATTGAATAGAATAGACCAGAAAGCTATACAACATTCAGATGAGATGACTTGGAAAGATGAATTTGAAGATGGAACTTTCTTAAAGAACGCTGAACAGTTCCTCAATGCTCATCCAATGGGTAAGATATTAGGTTTCTTATTCTTCCATACTCCTATGAAGATTCTCCAGAGAGCTCAAAAAGATACTGTAAGTTTAGAGTTATTACCTAATCTTATGGGTAAGAATGGTAAGAAAGCTCAAGTAGAAGCTTTAGGCACTACAGCAGTAACTTATGGAATCATAGGTATGAGTGCTTTATTATACTTAACTAATGGTATGACAGGTACTCCTAGAGATAAGAAGGAAAGAGAACTTATGAAGCAAGCTGGGGTTCCAGAGAACAGCATAAAGATTAATGGTAAGTGGTTATCCTTTAATAGATTAGAACCTATGGGTTACTTATTATCCTTAGGAGCTAATGGAGCTAGAGCTCTACATGAAGCTTTAGAAGACCCTGATGTAGATAATGCTTGGATGAAAGCAGGGAAGGTCTTTGGGGAAGTCTTTGCATCTATGGCTCAGACTATGATGAATAAGAGTTCATTAACTGGAGTATTAAGAACAGTAAATATGTTGGTTAATGGTGGAGGATATGGTTATATGAAAGGAGTCCTTGAGTCTAATGACCCTCTATATTCAGTCAGAAAGAATATAACTGATATTAGCTATGGAGGATTAAATCCTTTCTTTAATGAGAATTATGTGGAGGATGCAGGAGTTATGGCTCGAGATATGTTTGGGAAACCTATAGTTAAGTATGATAGCTTAACCCAAATGAATCCTACAGAACCTACAAGCTCCCCGGTTAGACAGGAGATTTATGACCTCCAACTGAAACTCTCTGGATTTGGTAATGTGTTTAATGGAGTTAAACTTACAGACCAGCAGAGAAATGAAATTCTTAGATACTTTGATGAAGTTATCGAAGCTGAGAAACAAATGAATAATTATGTGAACAGTCCTTCATATAAAAACCTTAGCTCTCCTCAGAAACGCTTGGCTCTTGAGAGATATTGGAATCAACTTAAATCTCAAGCTCAGATGCAGATGATGAGAGATAGTAGATTCATGAAAGAGTACAAAGAGCTTCAGAAAGAAGAACAGGATAAATTCTTGAACGATAAAGAGTACTCCGAGACTATGTTTAGAGATGGGGATAAGTTCAAGAAAGTTAAAGATATAATTGAAAGGATTAATTTATTTAAGAGAGGAGATTAAGTTCTTCTCTCTTTTTCTTTTTAAGGAGGTAACTAATGGCGACAACAGATTTATATTCTCAGGTGGCTTATGTAAGTGATGGAGTAGCTACTACTTATAGCATACCTTTTCCTTACTTTGACCCTAAACATATTCATGTTTTAGATAATGGTACAGAAATATTTAATTACGAATTCTTATCAGAAGGAGTTATAGGTTTAGATTCCCCAGTTACAGAAGGTAACACAGTCTCAATCTATAGATATACCCCTAGAGATAGACTAATAGACTTTACAGATGGTTCTATCCTTAACTCAGACACTTTAGATAGAGATAGTAACCAGATGATGTTCATTGTTCAGGAAGCTACAGATAGAATGATTAACTTAATTACTTTAGATGTTGATGATGCTTTTGATGTTAAAACTAAGAGATTAAAGAATGTAGCTGATGCAGTAGAAGAAACTGATGCTATGAACATGAGAAAAGCTATGGAGTATTTAGCTTTAACAGAACAAGCTATGAATACAGCTATTCAGGCTAAGAATGATTCCCAGATAGCTCAAGGTTTATCTGAGGATGCTAGAGACAGAGCTATAACTGCTGAGACTAATGCAGAGACTTCAGAGAACAATGCTTTAGCTAGTGAGTTAAAAGCTAAGAAATGGGCAGATGAGAATGAAGATGTAGCTGTAGAGTCAGGTTTATATTCAGCTAAACACCATGCAATTAAAAGTATCCAAGGTTCTGTAGATGCTCAGATAGCTCAAGGTTTAGCTGAAGATGCTCAGGCTGGTGCTGAGACTGCTCAGGGTCTAGCAGAGACAGCTCAAGCTAACGCTGAGACTGCTGAGAATAATGCAGTAACAGCTAAGAATCAAGCAGAGACAGCTAGAGTTGGTGCAGAGACAGCAGAGACTTCAGCTATAGGAGCTAAAGATAGAGCAGTTCTCGCTGAGACTAATGCTCAAACCTCAGAGTCCAATGCTTCCACAAGTGAATCTAACGCACTCTCTTATATGAATAAAGCTGATGAATTTGCTAATAAAGCTGAAGATGTGGAAGTAGAAACCAATAAATACTCAGCGTATCATTGGGCTATGAAAGCTCAAGCTTCAGCAGGTTCAGTAGAAGGTATGAGTGTTCATGATAATACTTGGCACTCAGAGGACTTTGAGACTACTACAGGAGCACAAGCTAAAGCTAATACTGCTGAGAGTAATGCTAAAAGTTATGTAGATTCTAACTTACCAACAGGAATAATCTCGATGTGGTCTGGTACTATAACAACTATACCAAGCACTTGGGCTTTATGTGACGGAACTAATGGTACTCCTGACTTAAGGGATAGGTTTGTTGTAGGTGCTGGAGGTCGTTATAGTGTAGGAGATATTGGTGGAGCTGATAATGTAGCTCTTACTGAAGCTCAGTTACCTTCTCACTACCATGGTAGTGGTACTTTAGCTAATAGCTCAGCTGGTGCTCACACTCATGATAGTGGAACTTTAGGAACTAATTCAACTGGTGCTCACACTCATGATAGTGGAACTTTAGCAAACAATTCTACTGGAGCTCATACTCATACTTGGAGTGGTACTAGTAGTAGTACAGGAAGTCATAGCCATAGTGGTAGTACAAATACTACTGGTAATCATACTCACGATATACCTAATGGATTTTCTAGAGCAAATGGAACGATTGACATTATTAAGAGTTATAGTGATTATAGTCCACTAGAACCTAGTCGAAGTGGTCTTATACTTTCATCTGGCAACCACTCTCACTCATTATCAATTAATAGTGCAGGTGCTCACACTCACTATGTTAGTGGTACTACAAGTTCTAATGGAAACCACAGCCATACAATTAGTGGTTCTACTACATCTGCTGGAGGACATTCGCATAGTATTAGTGGAAATACAGGTTCTTCAGGAAGTCATAGCCACACAATTAGTGGTTCTACAGCTTCCACAGGTTCAGGAAGTTCTCACGAAAACAGACCACCATTCTATGCACTTGCTTACATTATGAAACTTTAAAATAACTTAAAAATAGAGGAGGAAATTATAAATGTTTGAATATGGTAACTTAAGATTCGTACAGGATTTAGGATGGAAGTTTTTAGTTGAAGGGGAAGTTAGAGATGTAGAGACTGAGGGGTTCATAGAAGTTTTTAATGAACTTGGAGTAGATGGATGGGAACTTATAACCTATGTAGATGAAGTAGGATATATGTTTAAAAGGAGTGTGAAATGATAAATGAATGTTGTTAAAGTTTACAATTATGATTCTGAAGGTAAGATAACAGCTATAGGAACTATGGATTTAGATGTCTTTGAGGTTATACCAATAGATGCAACAATAGTACAACCACCAAAACAGGAGTCAGAGTTAGCTCCTAATGAGTCTTTGAGATTTAATGAGATAACAAATGAATGGGTTATAAATGTTGATGAGAGCTATGAACCTCCAGCAGAACCTCAGCCTGACCCTAATTATGTTTCTGATACACAAAGAATAGAAGAATTAGAGATGGCTTTAGCTGACCTAATGGCAGGAGGTATGTAAGATTATGCAACCATATATGATAAACATTTTTAGTAGAGTTATTAAAAGGAAGCTTGAAGATAACCCTGCGAGAACCTTAGATTCCATTTTTACAAATGATTATCCTAAACTTACTCAAGAAGATAGGGATGCTATAGGATTAAAACTTAATGAATAGGTGGTGATGTCTGGTGGTAGATGAATACACCGAGGCAGTATGTAAAGAAAGACACTCTATAATTAAAGAGAAAGAAAAGGAACAGGACTTAAGATTGAACAACCATGGAGACCGTATAGATAAACTAGAGCAACATAGGTCTCGTATAGAAGTTCAGATGGAAAGTTTAATGAAGAAGATTGATGACCTAATAGGAACCCTTAAATGGTTCTTGTTAGGTCTTTTAGGTTCAGGAGGTAGTTTTATTGTTTGGCAGATTAAGGAGGTGCTAACTAAGTAATATGAAAAAATATATAGGATTAAAAATTATACAAGCAGAACCACAGAAAGCTCCAGAACAGCGAGGAGAATATCCTAAAGGTTCTGAAGGTTATAAAGTTATGTATCCAGATGGTTATGTTAGTTGGAGTCCTAAAGAAGTCTTTGAGAAAGCTTATACTGAACTTTAGAGAGGAGTATATAATGAATGACTTTATGATAAGTAAGAACTTTAATTTGAAAGAATTTGAATGTACTCACAGAGACCATAGACATGTTAGAATCAACGAGAACCTAGTAGATAAGCTTCAGAAACTAAGGGAGGCACTAGGAGTACCTTTAATTATTAACTCAGCTTATCGCTGTCCTGAACGCAATAAACAGGTAGGAGGAGCTAAGAACTCTCAACATCTCTTAGGTAATGCTGTAGATATCTCTTTGAGAACCATAGACCTACCTATAGATGACTTAGAGAAACTTGCAGACTCCTTAGGGTTTGATGGTATAGGTAAATATAATACCTTTATCCATCTTGATGTTAGAGGTTATAAAGCAAGGTGGGATAACAGATGAACATCTTAAGTCTAGTTAAAAATCTAGCTAAACCTGTAACTGATGTGATAGATGATGTGAATACTAGTAAAGAAGAGAAGATGTTAATAGAGAAAGCTATCTTAGAGATGGAGCAAAATGCTTCAGACTTACTTGTGGAGACCCAAGGTAAAATTATAGAAGCTGAAGCTAAGTCCGAACACTTCTTAACATCAACTTGGAGACCTATAACTGCCCTTGTATTCGTAGCAATTGTAGCAAACAACTATATCATAGCTCCTTATACTGGAGCCTTGTTTGGTACTGAAATAATGCTAGAAATACCTAATCAGATGTGGGATTTGATTACTCTTATGATAGGTGGTTATGTAGGTTCTCGTGGAGTAGAGAAAGTTGCCAAAGAGTGGAAGAAATAGAATTAAACTTAGGGAGCCTTAGGGTTCCCTTTTTACATTATTAATAATAAGGAGGTTCTAAATATGAGGAAGTATAGAAAAAAGCCAGTTGTGATTGAAGCTATAAAATGGGATGGAAATAATTATTTACAAATGGATGATTTTATAGGTAGTAATAATAATCTTTATACTAAAAATAAAAAACTAAATATTGTAACGCTTGAAGGAACTATGACAGCTAATATAGGAGATTATATTATCAAAGGTGTGGAAGGAGAATTTTATCCTTGTAAACCAGATATATTTCATAAAACTTATGAGGAGGTATAAACATGAGGATTAAACAGATTAATAAAAAGAAACATTCAGCAGAACAGTTAATGGTTGACTTGATGTATAAGATAACCGAGGAACTCCTCAGGAGAGTTGATGACCCTGAAGCTTCTCCTCAAGATATTAGAAATGCTATCTCTCTACTTAAGGATAACAACATTACAGTAGAGATAACTAAAGGAGAAGTACTTGATATGGTTAAGGAATCTAAGGATAAACCTTTACCATTTGAAGCTTTTGATAAGGAAGCAGGTTAATAACTATGAGTAATGATAAGTATTTAAAGAACCTCAAGGGAGACTTTAGAAACTTCTTGTATCGAGTATGGAAGCATTTAGGACTCCCAGACCCTACTCCTATCCAATATGAGATAGCAGACTTACTCCAAAAGGGAGGACAAAGAAAGATTATAGAAGGTTATCGTGGTGTAGGTAAATCTTGGATTACTTCAGTCTATGTTATCTGGAGACTCTGGAATGACCCTAATGGTAAGTTCTTAGTAGTATCAGCCAGTAAGCAAAGAGCTGATGCTTTCTCAGCCTTCACTAAGAGACTTATTAAAGAGCTTCCTGAGGTTAAACATTTGAAGCCTAAGGTAGACCAGAGAGACTCAATGGTAGCTTTTGATGTAGCTCCAGCTAAAGCTTCACACTCTCCTTCAGTTAAATCTGTAGGTATCTTTGGACAACTCACAGGTTCTCGAGCTACAGAGATTATAGCTGATGATGTAGAGGTACCTAATAATAGTGGAACCCAAGACCAGAGAGATAAACTACTACAACGAGTATTAGAATTTGAAGCTATCATAGTTCCTAAGGTAGGAAAGATAACTTATCTAGGAACCCCTCAGACAGAAGAAAGTTTATACAATGAGTTACCTAAGAGAGGTTTTGAAGATTTTGATGAGAATTACAAGCTGTACATCTTCCCTGCAAGATATCCAAGTGTAGAAGACCTCCAGAAGAAGTATAATGGCAGGATACATCCTAGTATAGCTAACAAGGTACTAGAAGACCCTTCGATAGCTGGAGACCTCACAGACCCTAATAGATACTCTCCTCAGGAGCTTCTAACCAAAGAGGGAATCTATGGTCGCTCAGGGTTCGCACTACAGTTCATGTTGGATACTAGTTTATCTGATGCAGAGAAATACCCTCTTAAATGTTCGGATTTATTAGTAGTAGATGCTATAGATAAGAAAGAAGCTCCTCAGAAACTTATGTGGACTCAAAGTCCTCGTTATGATAGACCTGATTTACCTACCGTAGGATTCCAAGGGGATAGATTCTATAGACCTATGGACTTCAGTAAGGAGCAGGAGAATCCTTGGAGACCTTATAGTGGTATTGTTATGGCTATTGACCCCTCAGGTCGAGGTACTGATGAAACTACTTATGCTATAGTAGCTCATACTCCCTCGGGATACCTTTGGACTTTAGATGTTGGAGGTACTCAGGGAGGTTATGATGATGAATCCTTGGAGTTCCTAAGTAAGAAAGCAAGGAACTATGGGGTTGACCTGTGTATAATTGAGAGTAACTTTGGAGATGGAATGTTCTCTCAACTATTCCAACCAGTATTAAGGAGATATAGTAGTGCTGGTATTGAAGAAGTTAGACATAATAAACAGAAAGAACTTAGAATCATAGATACACTTGAGCCAGTAATGAACCAACATAAATTAGTTGTAGGGATAGATTTGATTCTAAAGGATATCAAGGAGAATGTTAAGACACAAGATAGGTTAAATTACTCATTATTCTATCAGATGACTAGGTTAACCAAGGAGCGAGGAGCTCTAAGACATGATGATAAGATAGATGTACTTGCTATGGCAGTAGCTTACTGGGTTAATGCTATGGCTATTGATGATAAAGAATCCTTAGAAGAATACAGAGAATCTTTATTAGAACAAGAATTAACTAAGTTTATGGACTCAGTTTTAGGTTCAGGAAGTAGGGATACTGACCTTAGAAATACCTTCTTGAAATAAAATTACTGTCCACCCTTATAAGCTTTGTTATCTAGGGAATCTTAGGGTCTAAATTACTCTAAATTCTTCACACATGGACACTATAGAAGAAGTGGGAAAGAAGGACTCCTAGGATTCCTAAAGATAAGCTCTGTAAGAGGAAGGTTTAGGAAAGGCTAAAGAGAGAACTAAGGTAGTAGTGATAGAGAATAAAACAGTAAGAAAAAAAACTAAAGACTCTAAAGACTCCTAAAGAGACCTCTGTAAGAGGAGATACTTTAGGAAGGACTAAGATAGATAGTACATATAGATTGATACTAAGGAGGACTACCCTAGAGAAGAACCTTAGACTCTAGTAGATAACTAGTAGATAACTAGTAGTATCTAGTAGATATCCTCTAGTGTGTTGCTCTGAGGGATTCCTAAAGAGATTCCAAGGGATTCCTAAAGAGATTCCTAAAGAGATTCCAAGGGCTCTAAAAGTGAGACAAATTTTTCTGAGAGGGTATATATACGCTAAGACCCGGAGCTTCCCCCCAGAGGGTCGAGTTGCTTCCTTTTAAAATAATAGCAGGGAGACCAAGGAGACCAAGGGAATCCAGAGGAATCAAGCGAGGTCTTAATGATACCAGACCATCCAAAGCTCCTTAAAATTTCGTAAAATAAGGATTATGTGAAGATATCCAAAGGAGACCATGAGGGAGACCAAGGTTGAACATGTGAATAGTCATTCATATATTAATTTGAATGTGAGACCTACTGCTTGAGCTTCTTTAAACTAATGTTTAGAGACCTGAAGATTCATTTAGATATCCTTTACATCTCATCCAGATATCAGCTCCTAAAGATTCATTTAGACTCCTTTTTAAAAGAAAATGAAAAAGTTTTTAAAAGTTTTTTCTCATTGTCCATAAAACATTGCTATCATTAGGTTCTCAAGGTTTAAAGTTTTTTCTTCTTGTCCAGTTTCTTCTATTATAGTAAAAGAGGGAACCCAAAGTTTTTTTCAAAAAATCCTTGACAAGATTTTTGCAATAGTGTAAACTTGATTCATCACTTGAAGATTTGGTGATTATCCAAAGCAAAACTTTTTTAAAAGAATTTGAAAAAAACGCTTGACAAAAGTTTTGAAGTAGTGTAAGAT